GGGTATATGTAAATCTTATTCATAGGGTATCTGGCTTTGATCTCTTGGGCAATGCTATCTGTATCGTGACTGCCGCTAATCTCATCAAATATTAACAATTTTTGATTTTGGACAATACCGATCACTGCGTTCATGTTGCCTATGTTGAAGTCCATACCAACTCTTAATGGCTCTAGTCCTATCTCAAGCTTGATGTTAGTGACATTGTTTTCTCTGGTAAAGCGATCATATACTTGCCCAGTAGTTAAATTAATAAACTCTCCATTGAGGTAAGCTTGCAACATTGATGGATCATAGTTGCTCTGCATACGTTCAATAAAGTCACTGGGCAAATGCGGGTTATCCTGAGTTCTCATCTTTATTAACTGCCTATCTTTTCTTTCCTTTGCTTCATCAGTACCAAAAGTGTTATATAACCACCTAAATCCTTCTGGTGTACTGGCTGCACAGAACTGACGAACATTACCAGCCCTAAGTCGTCCAAGTATTTTAGGGAAGGCTTTATCGGCAATAGTTGGAGATACAACATCTATTTCATCTACCAGTACATGAGAAAGATTCAGACCAATAATTCTTGACCAGTTTTCAAATGATCTGCATAGTAGCTTGCTGTCACCTTCCTTGAAGTGCAAAGTATATTCTGGAAGTGGACTAGCTCTGAATGTGTAAGGGATTTCATACTGCTCAAGGAATAGCTCAAAGTCTGTTTGCCATATATCACGAATCAATGGGGCAGTTGGTTCCATAACAGCACCAATAAAGCCTATGTTCATTGCAGCAAGCTTTACAGCCATACTGCACAAAGCTCTTGTCTTACCAGCACCATACCCTGCACTAAGTCCTACTATTTCATTTTGGTTATCAAAGAACTGTTGTTGCGGTGGGTGCAAATCAGCCCTGATCCTATCTAATAAATCATCAGTATCAATATCAACGTAGTGACTACCTATGTGATCTAAGACTGATCCTTCTCTGTTTAGTATGCTCAAGACATCACCTGACCGACCTTTGCCATTGAGTTTATACAACCTAAAGCCACTGTTAACTGCCCTGATTTCCTAGCCTCTTTTGCCAGTGATGCGTACTGAGCTAGAACTTCAGCAGTAAATTGCCTCCTGTCAATATCAAAGTCTTGCTTGAGAATCTCCCTTGCATCTGAGATATAGCTATCTACAGTCCTTTGTGTAACACCCCACTCAGTTGTAGCAAATTGCAGTATATCTGATCGAACAGTACCAACAGACATAAGCCTAGCCACTTTGTTGACTCTAAACTCATGCTCATTCTTGCTAGTTCTGCCGTTAGACACTATGGAGTTATGGTTTTGATTATTCTAAATGTAGCGTCAATCGCTAGTTTTTGTCGATTTTTGATTATTGCCAGTGTTGAAAAGTTTGTAATTTTGATAATCTTTCAAGTTTTTTACTGTATTCTTCCCAGTTTTCTTTTGAAGATGTAGGAATATTGCCATCATAATAAAGAAAAACAAAGTCATCATTTTCTTTGGTGTGATTATTCCAGCTATAAAATCTTTTTTGTGTAATAGTTAGTTTTCTAATTCTTGCATTTTTAGGGACATCTTCATATTTTGCGTGTTTTTTATTATCCCAGCCTAAAGGTTTGTATTGCCTGTTAAGTAAAATCCAACCACCAATGCGGTCATTTACTTTTGTTAGACAATAAGGTAGTAGTTGATGTCGTACTTGACTCATTGTTTTTGTTTCTCCCAATTACGAATAAGTAAAAGTAAATCTTCAATCCGCTTTCTAGCTGCCGCAATGCGGTCATTGTTAAAGCTGTCAAAATCTTTGTTTTTCATTTAGTAAGCATCACGATTTAAAGATTTATCCTTAACAATACCTAATGGCTGTTTACTTTCTACTATTTGTTTCATCACACTCTCTTTTGTCATAGGTAAGACTGCTCTTGTCTCTTTTCCTACTCTTACACAGCACATAACCTCACAGGCATCTTTGCCTCCCTTTATGTGGTTAAAAGCTTCATTAGGGTAGAGTTCAAGTTCACCTTTATAAGGATCTCTAAAAAATTGTTTTACGCCATGTTTATCAAAAAGTTTGATGTCTTTCTCACAATATTTAAGTCTTAATTTACCTATCTCTGGGTGTACAGACCCAGTTTTAGTTTTTGACTTACCATTAAGAACATATTCAGTCCCTTGATAATCGTCATTTCCAAAGCCTTTATTCATAATAATTTTAAAAAGGTAAAGTTGATTGAGTAAATGATTCTGGGTTTTTAGGTAAACACCAGAGATGTTCTTTCTTTCCGTAATTACCTATTACAAAGTCTTTTGTTTTTTCTAGTTTGCCATCATCAGATAAGTTTGTCATAGCTCTTCTGATTGATGTTATGGGGCAGTTTAAACCTGAGATAGAAAGAACCATTGATGGGCTTAGTGGTTTTTCGTATTGTTTGAAACAGTTAATAATCTTCTGTTCTTGTGTTTTAGCTTTTGATTGTGACTTAGCAAGTTCACTAGGGTTTTCATTGATTGTGTTGTAGAAAGTCATTTTAAAAAACCTTTTGAGTACGAATTTTTCTATTAGGAAATTTTATTAAATCTAATTTTTTACATTTACCATTCATTTTTACTGTTTTCAAAGCTTTATTTGTAGCTTTTAGTGAATTTTCTATAAATCTTTTTTCTTCTTCTAACTCTTTTTTTAAGCTGCTTATTGATCTTGTAAGACCATATAAAATATGTTCATCATTTTTTTCATGTTCTCTGATGTGTTGTAGCCCTTCTTCTAGCCTTTGAATTTTTTGTTTTTCTGTTGTTTTTTTATACTCTTGATTATATAAATCAATAAAGCTTTCTACATTCCAGAGATCAGATGGCATTTTTATTGTGTAATCAATAGATCCATTGTTTCTCATGTAACTACGAACAATACCCACACCTCCCACCTTGTCGTACAAGTGGATAGGTTGTGGAGCATTATTTTGTTTATCACCTGTAAGCCAAAAGTGATGCAGATGAATACCACCTTTTTTTTCAACAATTTTTTGTATTGCCATGTTTCTATCCCATGGAACTACATAAGCTTTAGAAATACAAATCCATGTTCTGTTGTGCCTCTGGCTAGTTTCCCAACCTTTCCAAGCAACAAGCTTACCTCTGAGGTCTGCAAGTGTTTTTCTCATCACTTATTACCTCTTTTACTATCTTTGAGAATCTGTGCAAATTCAACATTGTATCCAGCTTTTATCATTGCTTTTTTAGTTTTTTGAGGATCATACATATATCTGTGGAAGTAATGATCTCCAGCAAAATAGTGTTCTCCTTCTTTTAAGACCCCAGAATCCCTATATCTAGTAATAGTTGCGATAGAAATATCAAGAATTTTTGCTGTTTTCATGTGATTAAACAGACCTTTCTTAGCATAGTCATCATTAGTTTTTTGATTTAAATATTTTGAGTAATCAGTAGGTACATATTGTGTAGGTTTTATTAGATTATTAAACTCTTGCATTACTTCATCATTACGTTTTGAATTGTAAGAAAGTTTACCTTTCCAATTTCCAGAATGAAGTTGTTGAAGAAATTTATATCTTTTTTGTAAGTTTGGATGTGTAAATTTGTATGCTGGTGTGTGATTAAGTCTGCAATTAAGGTATCCTTCAAGAGCAATTTTTAAATATTTAATTTTAAGTTCAATCCACCTATCAATATCAGATTTTTTCCAAAAATGAGTGTCAGTTGTATGACACATATGAGTTTTTACTATTCTTGATGCTTTTGGAAGCCAATTTTTCCTAATAAGATGTGCAATGTATTCAATATGATAACCAGTAAGTTCAACTATGTCAGGAGCAGAGTATTCATCATCTTTGCATTGTTTATGTGGATTAAATTTAAAAATATCAGTAGTTTGTAATTGATCTCTAAGAATTAGTCTTATCCATTCTCTAGAACAATCAAATTTGTTTGCTATTGATTGTAATGAATGTCCATCTCTTCTCATTCGTAGAATGGTTTGATTTCTTTGTTGTTTTTGTTCTTTAGGTAGATAAACAGATTTGTAAGTTCTCATAATGATTTGATAGTAAAGTTTGCTAGTTGATCTTTCACCTTTTGAACTTCTGGTGGAAGTGAAGCCTTTTGGTTTTTAATATTTTTTTGTATGAGTTTGTTCATCAGCTTTTCTGTTTTTTCCCAGCCTTCTTTTCTCATGTTGTGTATATCTCTAACAATGTCTATTGGTATGTCAACACCAACATTGTTTCTTATATGACCATCTGAATCTCTGTAACCATGAGAGATTATTTGACCATCTATGTCGTATTGAGGATTAGCTGCATTGCAGTAACATATGAGAGCTAAATCCTGACCAGAGAATCGCCTTCCGTTGTCATCAATGTCATAGTCTGGTAAGTGATTGTTTATTAACTTGTCTGAGTTGTTAACTATACCTGTATCATTGCAAGCATAACAAGTGTATTTGGGTGCGTTGAAGGTGACCTCTCGATCAACAGCAGACCGCTTGTAATTCTTCATGGGGTGTTAAAAAGGGGTGTTTTGTTTGGGTTTTCCTAATGTAGTTGCATTTTTAGATACTGTCAATAGATATTGTTCAAATTGACCATTTTTAAGGTATCTAAAACAATCAGGAAATAGTGGTG